TGTTGCTCCATTCCGTTTTTTGTAAAATCAGTATAGTGAAATTATAGCACATTCACGTCATTTCGTCAACAGATAAAACACCGCGTAAGCAATTGATTTTCGCTTCCTTTTGGTACAAAAGGAAGCGGGGCGTGGGGTGGAACCCCACACTCCGCACGAAGTGCGGCAAGAAAATTCATAATTGTATAAAACTGTGGGGGAAAACTCTTGTTTTCCCCCACACCCCTTTAGCGCTTTTTAATCGTTATACTGCGCGCCAGCGCGCAGAGTGTGAGGGCTTTGCCCTCACGCTCCCACTTCCTTTTTGTAGTCTGCCACGCAAAACGCAAAAAACTGACAAGCAAAATACAAAAAAACCGCCAGAGGACTCATCACTCTGGCGGTTATAAAGTATGTTTAAACGGCTTTATAAAACCATTTTAGGAAAGCAAATCAACAAAACAGCCATAAAACGCACAGAAAAGCAACATTTAATTCCAGCCGTTTTGTTTTTTGTTAGATGTGTACAAAACAGCGGTCAAATCACTCTGACTTCGAAGCAGATGCCTCAGCCTTTCCAGACTGCGTTCCAAAATAGAAAATCATGATGATCTGGAACATGTCCGTGAAGTTGTCTACCGCGATTTTACCAGTGATAGCAAGGTAAGAAAATACGCCGGTAAGTACCAGCGTAACGATAGATTTAACGTTTATAAGCTTAGCCAGCTTGTTAATCATTTTTATCCACCTCCACAATAAAATCCCCGGAGCCAGCGCCCCGGGGATAAAAATAACCGCCCCAGCCTTGGCGAGCAGGAGCGGCGCAATCCGAATATTTCTATCCGAACCTCAACAAAGATATTATAGCAGATTTACGGCGACTTGTCAACCTTTACGGAGCAGCCAAGTGCCTTGAGCTTCTTCGAAATTCCTTCCGCCTTGCTCTGTCCGACTGAGATCTCTGCGGTGAGCTTCACAAGTGGCACATTCTTTCCTGCCTTCCGGATCTGAACCGCATACCCGACGTATGACACGTCGCAGTCGACAGGTCCTCCCGAGCCGCTTACTGTACCGACGTCGGTCGCGTTGCCGTCCCGAACCTCGGCGGCGGTACCGTAAGCCGCAAATTGCCACATGGTCTGCCCATACTGTCCCGGAGCCTTTCCGTGCGTCCAATGAGAAAGCCAGAGGTCGTATTTACGAAGAGTCGACCCGGTGAGCCTGTTTCTGATAGTGTCAGGGTTGGTATACAGTACAACGTAATAGTTAGCCTTTTCCAGTACAGACATAAAGGTGTCCACGATTGCACTGTACTGCTCCTTGCTGAGTTCCAGTGCGAACAGGTCGCCGTCCTCGAAGTCGAGAGCTATCGGGTAATCAAAGCTGTAGTTTTTGAGCAGCTTCACGAGCCACTGTGCTTCTTGCCTTGCCTGGGCTACATTCTGTGCCCGAAGCCAGTGATACGCTCCCACATGGATACCAGCGGACTTGCAGCCCTTATAGTGCTTGTCGAGCAGCCTGTCCTTGTTACATCCGTAGGATGTCCGGAGCATCGCGAACTTCACTGCTCCGCCGTCTATTTTCGCTTTCTTGAGGCTCTTGTAGTCAACGCCGCCGTTGCAGTAGCTGAGGTCTACGCCCATGTACTTAGTCATCGTCACCACCTCCGTTTTCTCTGCCGCTGTCGGCGAGACCCTCGCCGATAACATACCCTACGACCGCCGCTCCGCTGAGTATGCAGCCGGACACGGTCTCGGCGGTTTCAGAGCTTCCGCCAAACGCTACAATCAGACCCGCCGTAAAACCGGCTATGGATATCCACAGCTTTCGTGATGTCAGCTTACGTCTCCAGTCAATTTTCATGGTGCTTTTCCTCCTTATTCAACAGTAACCCAGTCTTCTGAAAGCATATCCGTCTGGCTTGCGAGCCACGGAACATTATCGCCCTGCGCCGTGTACATATAGATGTACGGCAGGGTCATCTTGCTGTGCGCGTCGGGGCGCTGGAGTTCGAGGTGCATTCCCTTTCCGTTCCAGCCCGCGCGTGCTACTTTCTTACCCTGTTTCAGCGCTTCGATTGCCTGTCCAAAATTCATAGTGTTAGTCATGGTGCTTTTCCTCCTCTTCGATATCAGCAAGCCGATGGTTGATGACCTTTATCTGCTCCTCAATCACCGGCATTCTTCTTGCAAAGTTGTTGTGTTCCGCAACGCGAGCTTCGAGCTGCTCTGTACGCTCATCGCGGCGGCGTTTCCGAGCTGTGATGCTAGTGAACGTAACGTTCGCGATCGTGACTGCCGCGCCGATCAGCGCTACTATGATCTCTGTGTTCATTCGTCGATTCCTTTCAGATATAAATTCTCGAGTTTTTTCAGCGCCGACTTGCGGAGCAGGTACACCCTACGTATGCTCATAAACGTCTTCTCTGATATCCGCTCCCAACTCTCGCCGGATATGTAGTATCTGAACATCACAGCGTGTTCCTCCTCGGAAAGCTGCTCAATGTATTTTAACGCCTTTGCACGATAATCAACAAGGCGGTCGATACTCTCGTTGAGCTGATTTTCTTCCGCCTTGAGCTTTTCGACGATGCTCATTGCTTCTTCCAGTGTGCCGTTGTTCCGTCTGAAACGCTCTATGATCCGCTGAAGCCGGTCGATATGTTCTAAGTGCGCCTGAGATACAAGCTCCTGCTCCCGGGCAGGCTGCAAGATTTCGTCAACTATTCGCATTATGTTGTCTCCTTCCGAATGTCTGCCCAGTATACATCGATGATCTCCGCCTCCTCAGCGTATCAGCTCGCATTCCGAAGAGGCGGTCGAGCCGTTCCAACTTCGAGTTCTGCGCCCATGAATTCCATCGCCTTTGATGTCATGGGTTACCTCCTATTTTGTATTTAGTCGATAGCCGTTGCACCTCTGCAGCAAGCTCATCATCTGACATCGCCTTTGGAATAATTGAGATGTGCTTAAACCAAAAGTCCTTTCCGATGGCCCAGAAATCTCGACGAGGGACTGCGTATGAGCTATAGCTATACTGCTGTACGCCATTAACGTAAAAGACACCTTTGGTTCCTAACCTGTGCATTGTTATTATGGCATAGTCCGCCGCGCTAGTGCTGCCCCAGTAATACCCCAAGTCACTGCCCGCGCCCACGGACCATTTGAGATAGCGGGTGCAGAGATTAGATTGCGGCGGCGTGCCGTAGTTCGCGATTACCGTTGTCCAATCAGAACTTGTAAAATCTACGCGCTTTTTTGCAACAGCCAATATTGTATGATCGTAAAGGTCACCGGTTATCGGCAAGTCATAATACTGATTGAGACTCACGCCCTCGCTGGAAATCTCCGCCTCGCCTGGCAGGATGATATCATAGCCATCTCCGGTATTTTTCCACAGCCCTGCTGACGCGTTTTCTAAGTCGAAAATGTTTGTGTTGCCGTAAGGCTTCTGCCTTAGTCCCTTGCACATTGCTACGGCCCAAAACACTGCATTATGCGTTGCTACGTCCGTGATTCCCGCCGATATCTCCGGCTCGAACTCGTTCCCCGCGCTGTCGCTGATTTTGGAGATCAACCCGGTATCCGCATCCTTTTCTATCGTGTACGTCTTGTCGTTGAACTTCACGGAGGTGTCGGTCAGGTATATGTATTCATTCAATGTTCCGCCAGCGGTTTGACTGCTTGTCTTTGCCTCCTGCTTACTCTGTTGCACCTGACTGTACGAAGTCGGAGTAAAACCATTTGTGCTGGACACATTCTCGAACCCGCCGCAGGTGACGGTCATGGAGCAGTTCCCGGATATTACGATCTTGGAAACATTGCCGGTGATGGTGACCTGCTCTTCCTCATCGTAGACCTGAATGCGGTCTCCGACACGCAGATCGAAATCAGGCTCGGCAAGCGTGAACGACATCGGAGTCAGTGTGAATCTGGTGTAGTACTCGGAGATCTTCGTCAGATACGTTTCGAACATGGTGTCGTCAAGCCCGTAGCTGATGTACTGATTCTTTATTACAAGCGTATATCCGGAGTCCGTTCCCATTTCGTAGGTCTTGTTTTTCTGAGATGTCTTAACCTTCGAGAATGTGACGGTCTCATCGCTGTAATCAAGCTCCATAAGGTCGCCGGAACTGTATTCCCGGGTGACTGTCTTGGAAAACTTGTCGATCTGTAGCTTGTTGTCGTCGTTGATATACGCAAACCCGCCGTTCCATTCCGCCATTCCCGCCACAAGGTTGCGGCAGGAATTCGCGTAGATGTACTGCGTGTAATCCGCAGAGATAATACCGTTGTCCCATACGCCGTTCAGGACAACGTTATCGAACGAAACCTCGGAAGCAAGCCCGGCTTCGAATACGCATTGAGCGTAAACCGCCCAGAACGTCTGCGGGAATATATAATCGGTCGGGAACTCGGTGTCGAGCTTCACCATATCGTCGTATGCGGTAAGCTCTATCACGCCGTTCCGGCGCTTCGGAAGCTCGGAATTGTAGTATCCGAAGAACTTCCCGTCTATCTCAAGCTTTACGCGGCAGTTCGCGAATGTGCCCCGGGAGAAACGCTGTGTGTTGTTGTCGATGAGCAGGTACAGCGTTTTTGCGTTCACGCCGCCAAGCTCAAAGCTCTCTCCGGAGTAGCAGCTTGCTTCGTATTGAAAGTCGAACAGATCGTCCTCGGTCAGAACGATATCCTCCTGATCGGCTTTTGAAAAGGTAATTAAAAACACCTTTAAGCCTCCTTACTTTTCGCGGAACTGCACAGTTACGCTGATATCTCCCTGGAACTTCCCAAGCTGGATATCCGCTTCGTTGATGTCCTGCGTATGGCTTTCGACATGCATTGTTTTCGTCAGAAATTTGCCTTTCGACGGGCTGTAGTACGTCAACTTTCCGTAAGTGCTGGCGTCGATTTTGCCGATTGCGGCGCTTTCCTCGGCGGTCAGCCCCTCCCACGTTACACGGACGTCCTCCTTCCGCGCGATTATCTTTTTGGAGTAGGATCCGCCGAGGGTCTGCCCGCTGTTCGTTCCCTCTACGATACGTTCTTCGAAGGATATTCCCGGTGACGGTATCGGCAGAGGTTCTCCGTTCCACCACATCATTTTGATCCCTCCTTAGGTCATAAGTACGTTTTTGCCTGTCTGAATTATCTTGCCGTTAGTGGCATCGACCATGATGTCCGCAAGCTTCTGCGTTCCGATATATACCGGAACATTCACGACCTGCGAAACGAGCTTAGAAGCTCCGGTCAATATAGTTCCGACTGCGCTCATATTCTGGGCGGCGACAGGAGCAGCAGACAACGTTCCGCCGCTCACTGCGGCAGCGATGTCTCCGAGGGTTAGATCCTCAGTCCCGAGCCGCTCGTTCCAACCCTCGACAAACGCCTTTGCTACATCGAAGCCTATCGTGTACATGTCGCTGGTCATGTTGGAAAGTTCGCTTCGGAGCTTATCCACAAAATTCTCCCGGAGGCTGTCGACCTCGTCCTGATAGTACTTTGCGGATATTTCCTCGGCGGTCTTGTGCAGACGATCAAGGCTGTCGAAGTAGCTGTTCCATGCCTGATCCGACATGCTGAGCAGCTTAGAGCCGAACTCCATGCCTTCCTCGATATCCATATCCAGAATGGAGCTTAGCGTGCCTTCGTCCGCGCCGCGCGCCTTGAGAGCGTCCAGCATTGCGCCATAATCCTCAAGCACCTTGATATTATCCTCGATGCTGTCAGCGCCCATCTTGTAGGTCTCGACATCATGCTCGGCGGTAGTGATGGTGAATTCGCCTTTGACCGCAACAGTTTCCGGAATGGTCTCTGTGGTCTTTTCGAACGTCTTGTTGAAGTCCGTCAGCTTGGATGTCAGGCTGTCCCGGGCGGAAACTATCTTCTCCAGAGCGGACAGGGTAGAGTCGCTGGCGTCGTTCAGGAGTTTTTCAAGAGCGTCCTTGTTCGCCTGGATTATCTTCTGGTTGTATTCGTAGGTCTCAAGGAACGCGCTGCGCCACTCGGCGGTATCCTTGTCGAGGTACTTGTCCCGGAGCTTAGAAAGTTCGGAATAGTATTTTTTCTCCGTGATCTGGTTGGTTTTCAGCTTAAATTCAAGCTGGGATTTTTCTTCGGAGTATGCCGCTTTCCGGGCGGCAATGGCTTCGGCGGCTGCCTGTTCCGCGGCTTTTTTGGCTTCCTCGTCTGCTTTTTTCTGCTCCTCAAGGCGCTTTTCGTATGCCTTTTTTTGCTCCTCGGATAAGCTGTCGTAGTACTTCTTTATTTCGACGTTGACCGAGCGCCATTCGTCCGAATCATTCTCAAGGAACTCATCGCGGAGCGAAGCAAGGGCAGCGTAATACTCCTCGGCGGATATGCGCCCCATATCGTAGTCGTATTTGTAGGATTCCTTCCAGTACTTGAAATCCTCGCTTTTCTGTTTCCAGTAATCGGGGAGGCTGTTAGCGGGTCCGGTCTGCTTGCTGCTGGTGGAGGCAGGGGTCTTTGTCCCGGAAGCAGTAATGCCGTCCTTGTAGGATTCTGACGCAAGGCTCTGCCATTCCGCTATTGTTTTATCGGCTTCTTCTATGGCTTTCTGGGCTGCTTGTACATCGTCTCCCCATTTTTTCTGATTCCACAATGACATTTTCCAGATATCGCCATTTTCGTATAAGCTCCTGAAATCTGAAATAGTCTCCTCGGCTGTACGCTTAATGTTATACGCTTCTTTCGCCGCTTCCTCGTATGCCGTCAGCTTTACAGAAGCGGTTTTCTTATTAATATAAGTATCGACTGCATCAGTAAGATCATTGTACTTTCCTGTGAGCTGGTCTACAACAGTGACCTCATCGCCGAGAACGCTCTGAAGCTCCTGTGCCAGAGTTGAGAGTTCCTTCTGCTCGTCGGAAGTCAGACTTACGGCAGTGCGGAGTTCGTCGTATCTTTTGACCTTGTCCTTCAGAACGGACATTTCGGCTTCATTGTCGGCGATAGAGCTTTCAACAGAATCGTGCATCTGGTCTATCGCGTCGTTCAGCTCTTTGGCTGCGGATCCTGCTGTTCCGGCGCTGATTGCGAACCCTGTGAGAGCAGTTGCAAGCAAACCTACCGCAACGGCAATAATTCCTGCGGGGTTCATGCTCATAGCAGTGTTGAGTGCTATTGTTTTTGCAGTTGCAATATCCAGCTTTCCACTAAGCACAGCATAAACGATCTCCTGCGCCGTAAGCTCGCCTTTCAGCGCCGCGCTCTTTATTGCAGCCGCTCCCTGAGCGTTTCCGAGCATAGTGACCTGCAAAGCAGCGGTCTGCCAGCTTGCAATCACTTTTGTCAGCACATTCGCGGTCTTGAAAGCGATGACGGCAGCGGTAACACCGGTGACTGCCGAGGCAATAAGGTTGATGTTTTTGAGCAGCAGCGTCAGCGTTCCAGAAATAAAATTCCCGACAACTTTTGCAGTTTCGTCTATTTTACTGGAATCAGCAACGTCTGATATCTCCTGAGCAGTTTCGCCAATTACGGGAAGAAGTTGTTCAGCAATGGAGCTGGTCAGATTATCTATCTGATTCTTTGCAACCTGAATTTTCTCAGCAGTAGTGTCCATCATGGTCTCCGCAGCGGCAGAAGCAGCACCGGTGGAATCAATCATGGAAGTGATATTGCTCTTGAAACCCTCCATATTCGACAGCAGGATAGAAGCCGCCTTAGCTCCTTCAGACGAAGAGAACATATCCGACAGAGATTTTCCGGTAGACTGTGCATATTCATCCATGAGTTTGAGAACATCAGTAACGTCATATCCCATCGCCGAGATCTCGGAGAATTTTTTGCCAGCCATATCGGTTCCGGCAGTAGCCGCCTGCATTGCCTTTTCGGCGGTCGATCCGGAAGCTCCAAGCTCATTTATCATGGCATTGAGGTAAGTCGTGGTTTCGGCAGTTGCAACGCCGTTTGCCGTAACTGTTGCGTACATGGCGCCGAGCTGGTCGAACGCAACGTTAACGCTGTTTGCAGTCGGGATCAGCTTACCCATATTTGAAGCAAGTTCATCAACTGTAGTCTTACCAAGGTTCTGAGTCGTGATGAGAACATCCTGAACATGAGTAGCTTCTGACATCTCCATCTGATAAGCGTTCAATGCAGTTGTGACGATATCTATTGCAGTGGCAGTCTGTGTGAATCCGCCTTTTGAAAGATTTACGGTATTTTCAACGAATTCAAGGACGTTGTCCTGCGGAACGCCTGCTGATAAAGCAGAATACATTGATTCTGCAAGATCTGTAAAGGCAACTCCGGTGCGATTGGACATTTCTATAAGTCCCTCAAAGTATTTAGTTAAATCGTCCCCGCTCAGTAATGTACTTGCTTTTGCAAATGCAGTTTCATTGCTCATAGCCATTGAAACTGCATTGCTGGCAGTAGCCTTTAACGCCGAACCTAGCTTCTGTATTCCCTGCGTAACAGCTTCCGAGACCAGATTAGCCTTGATTATGTCGCCTGTCTTGAGCGCCGCATCTCCTGTGTCGGAAATGCCGTCCTCAAGACTTCCCATGGCATTGGTCATGTTGTCTGCAGGAGTTGTATCCAGCGCTTCCTGAATCGTATCTCCGAGCTGCTCCGTGGAGCGCTGCGCTTCAGAAACATCGTTCTGCGTGACGATACGGACATATCCGTCAGCCTGTGACATGCTATCCTCTCCTTCCTATCTTCGAGATAAAGTCCTGCACGGCGCTGCTGTGCTTATGCTCCGACAGGGATATCAGCTCCGGGTTCTTCCGGACGAACTCCTTTTCACTGTCTGTAAGTTTCCCGGAGTGCTGCCGTGAACGCAGACTTATGAGTGTATTAAAAAAGCAGTCCCTGCCGAGGTCGGCAAAAAGACTGCGGAATTTCCAGTAATGTAGGTTTTCAACGGTGTTTAAATCTATGTTGAAAGTGCTTTTAAACGCCGTGTAAATGTACGCTGAATCCTTATTAAGATTATAAACTATCTGCTGACGAGCCTTGCTGCCGTCAACAGGTTCGCCGAGATTTAAAAATTTCAGCCCCTGCTCAATTGCAAGGGCTGTATTTTTCGGTGTATCCGGATAGAGGAGCGTGATCAGCACGGTAAGCTTTTCGTGTTCCATGAGCCGCTCGTCCTCCAGTGCCTGAATAATACGCAGGCATACCCGGAAATCTGTATTTATAGGTACCGCTTCGTCGTCAATCAGGACTGCCTGTGGCATTTGTTCAAGCAGGTAATTCACTTCATCACACCGCCCCGGATTGCTTCGGTGTACTGTCTGATAAGCTGGTCGGAGGTCTGGGTGAAGTGCTTTGCAGTTTCGCAGATGAAACGGATAAGCTCCGCAGGCTCGCAGCGCCCGCCTGTGAGGATCTTCGCTGTTCCTTCGCCGTAGATTCCATCTACCTGCTCGCCGAGGAACTCGGTAAAGCGGCGCAGCTCCTTTGCGTTCTCCAGCTCGGCGTTCGAAACGCCGTTCTTATCGACTACAACCTTGAATTCTTTGGGCTTGTAGTTCTTTAGGTTCTCATAAGTCTGATAGAACCTTTCGCGAACAGCAAGGTCTGTCGGGTAAAAGCTGATATGATGTGTTTCGCCGTTGGCGGATATCTCAATATCTACCGGGGGTTCAGGGGTTACTGTGTATTTCATTGTGTTCATGTTGTTCCTCCAAAAAAACCGCCCCGAAGGGCGGCTCAGTATTATAACGGTCTTATGTTGTTTAGGAAATCATCCCAGATTGCAGGGTCATACGACTGGCTTTCAGCGCGGTATTCCAGATTGTAGTATTTATCATTGACAAAGCATGAAAGCGTTATGGAGCTGTATGATTCAAATTTAAACTCCCACTTGGTTCCAAGCGATACTGCTTCACCGCCGATGCAGTCAACATTTTCTTTTTCCATACTATAGTCAGGGATTTCTACCTCGCCAGTTTCTCCAAGGATCTGTGCGATTTTAGCTTCCTCTTCAGCATAGTTGTCCAGATAGTTTACCAAGTTGTTATGAAGATTTTGCCCATATTCCTTGCTTGCGGAAAGTATAGATAAGTAATACTCGCTTCCTTCTGACTGAATCGAATAATTCAGATTGATCGCTTCATCTTCAGATTTGTCCGACAGTACTGCGCCTTCAGGGATCTTGAACACAAAATCACCAGCCACGACTTCAATGCCGCTGTCCTCTGGCTGTGATGTAACATCAGGCTGTGAGCTGGTTTGCGATGATGTCCCCTGAACTTCAGCAGCATTGCTTTCCGCGTTATTCGAACATCCAGCGCATGAAAGCACGGCTGCCAGAGCGAGCATATATACTATTTTTTTCATAAACATACCCTCCAAATATGATAAAGTGATGTAATCATTTTATCATATTTGAAGAAATATGTCAAGTTCAAAATGTCACTTTACGACCCGTACACTGCCGTAACGCTGCCAGCCTTAACAGCCTTACCCGCTGCGTCAGCCTCGACTACCGTGATGGTCGCCGGAGAACCGGTCAGAGTGATAGCGGTACCGGGGGAAAGCGCAGACCAGCTTGTAACGTCCTGCCCCTCGGTGACAGTCTGAGCGGATGCGCCGCCCTTGTACACATAGTGGTTACCGGTGCTGAGCTGCGGGGACACCAGCAGCACCGTACTGGTCGCAGAGCCGCCCGCGGTAGAAACGACCGTCAACTCCTCGATGCCGCCGTCACTGGTGAATGTGTTTGCCGCGCGGTCATATATACCGTATGTGCGGTCGCCCTCCCAGACGATGTCGAACGGAGCTGTCAGACCATCGGCAGCAGAACCGCCCCAGCTCTTGAGGTCGATCTTTGCTTCCTGCGTCCATGCCGCGAACTTTTCGTCGCCCTTGCTGTCGAAAATAGAGACCTCCATAAAGCGGTACTTGACCTCGTCAAGCTGCTTGTTCAGGCGGTCTATCTCATACAGCTCCTTGCCGAGCGCGGAGTCCCTTGCAACGAGGAACGGTGAAACTGATGTCACCTGATTGCCCTTTGTGACCTTAGTCTTGGTCTTTCCGAGAACGTTCTTGGTCTGTGTGACCGTATTGTTGCGGGTACGCTCCATACTCTCGTTGTCCTCGCCGATGGGATACCATATCCCGTTGATCTGTATCAGCAGTACGCTGTATTCGCGCTCTACAGCGCCTGTTCCTGTGATTGCCATGTTAACATCTCTCCTTATATATAAACTGTAGCTGCGTTAAATAAACGCCCGTTACCCTGTCCTCGGCGGTCTCGTCAAGACAGCCGGTCTCTATTACCTTGATACTCTGTCCGGTCTGATTCTTCGCCAGAGCGGGGAAGCTGCGCCGGTCATTCTGCTCATCTATCCAGCGGCAGAACTGCTCCAGAAATTCAACATTCTTTCCGCGTTCCATGTCGCTGCTTATCGCCGTCCGGTACGCAAACTGGAACGTCACCGTGTAGATACGGTTGCCGAGAATATCCTTGCGATAAGGTGCATTCGGAACCGTAGCCACACAGTAGCAGTCGTTATCGTCCACATAATCAAGGTAGACCGGAAGTTTCGGGTCGAGCTGCGGACACCCGGAAAGGTATTCGCAAACGCTGTCCATAACTGATTTCACGGCATCAGCCTCCTTGCGTAATTTTTGACTTCACGGACGATGGTGTCCTTAAGCGCCGCCCACATACGGTGGAACCACCGCGAACCGCGCTTTCCCTTGAGCTTTCCGTTGCGGTAGTACTGCTTATGAGCATACGGCGCGATAAACACCAGCTCGCCGCTGCCCATGCGGGAACCGAGGATAACGGATTTCTTCAGCATTCCAGTACGCATGGTGACATAGGGATCCATATGCCGGACAACTGTGTTGTCAATGAAAATCTGGAGTTGGTTAAAACCCTCCTCGGTGGGTGGCTTACCGCCCTTCCAGCGGAGAATAGACTTGCCGCTGGCGGTAGTGAACAATGTTCCACGGTCGGTAGTGATTTTCACTTTCCGCTCACCTCCCAGTGATGTAAGCACCCGGAACCGAACCGGCAGTCACGAACCGCTGTGATTATCAATTTTTCGGTGTGCTGCCGTTCGAGTTCCGCTGCGCTTGAGATATTTCCACATTCGCCCCGGGCGATTATGTCGCCAGGGGAAAGCGTGAATTTATCTTCGGGACATCCGTTCCGGAACCATTCCGCTGCCGGCACAAGAGCAGGCATATCCGGAATCATGACCGTAATGCTGTCGCTGTCGTCCTTGCCGGATTTGCCGAACGCCGCTCCAGCCGTGTAGTCCCAGAATACTCCGTGAACTACCGTGCGGCGGAGCTGCTCCGGTTCGCGCCCCTGCTGCGGGATCTTATTATAGATCGTGACTGTTTCTGTGAACCTCATTCCCTAGCCACCCCTCTGTACATCCACTCCGCAGGAAGCCAAGTCAGACACCGCTTGTACATCAGCTCCTCGACTGTTGCCGCTGAGCCGCTCGCAAGCGAATACGACCAGCTCCCCACGCTCTCGGACTGCTTGACCATGCCGCCGGTGTCCGCTGTAGCTGTGAGTACATCGCAGAGCGCACAGCAGCAGATTTTGAGCCGGTCGTCCTCCGAATGCTCCTCAGCTCTGCTGAAGGTCACACGGTCGAGGTACGCGGAAGCCCCGGCGGCAAGCCGGAGGAAATCCTCCTGATTTACCGCCCTGCCGCCGTAGCTGTCGGTGTAGTAGGTGTAGTCGGCGTAGATCATGCGCCCACCGATACGCGCATAGCTGCAAGAGCCTTATCAGGCACCCACAGGTCGTGGAACTTGCGGTATTCTATCTTCCATGCGTCAGCGCCCTGGGTCTGGCTGGGGTCAAAGATCTTAACGCCGTCTGTCTTAGATACCGCAATAGGCGCTGTTCTCGGACAGATGATCCAGTTCATGTCCTTAGCGTCGCCTGCAGGTTCGAAACCGAACTCGGAGGTACCGTCCTTGAAAGTGTATGCGCTCTTAAATCTTTCAGAGGGTACGCCGATGATCGGAATGCCGTTGATGGAAAGCACGTCGGTCGAGATCTCGCCCTGCTTAAAGTTCGTCATGTTTACAACACGCTTGAACTCGTCACTGTTGGAAAGCATTTCAGAAACCGGAATGCTCATCATAATGACCAGCGGAGCCTTTGTGCCGCAGGAATCGCGGATAGCCGCGATATCAGCCTTGAGGTTGCCTAAAATCGTGGATCTGTCCGGAGTGTAAGTGCTTGCGTGATTAGCGGCATTGATGTGCTTGTACAGCGTGCTGTAGCGGTAAGCGTCGATCTCCGGGATAACATGCTCGGACTGGAACACGCTCATAGTTGCTGCCGCCGTTGCAACGAATCCGCTCTCATCCACATCGATACGATCAAGCAGGAACTCAACACCTCTGTCCTGCGTCATTGTCTTGGTCTGATAGGTCATAGAAACCTTGCCTGTGGGATAACCAGAGTTACGGTCGTAATTGCCAAGACCAGATGTGGAAATGGTCGGGATCTTGATATCTCTGCCGCCGGTATACTTTACGTTACCTGCGTTGGCTTCCATCCAACCGGAGGTAGAACCCTCGATTATCTGCTGATCGCATGCTTTCTGAAAGAGAGCTGCTGCTGCAATATTGTTTAAAGCCATATTTTTGTCCTCCTTTAATTACTTTGAGCTAAGTCCGAATCCGCTGAACACCTGGGTTTCAAGATTGTTTGCGTCAAGGGATTCTGTACTCTGCGTACTGCCCATGAACAGCCCGGGCTTCTGTTCCGCTGCGAACACAGACGGCTCAGACTGCTTCAGCCCCTCGAGGTACTCCTTGCCGCCGACGAACTCGCCGTTCTCCAGCTTGAAGCCCTTGCCCTTGAATTCGTCCAGAACGGACTTGCGGACGCGGTCACTTGCGAACTTGTAGCCGCCGAACAGCTTCTCTGCGGCGAAATCCGCCTGCTGCGCGGACAGCTTAGCGTTGAGGTCGTCGGTGTCCTGCTTGTACTTTGCGTTCAACTCGTCGAGCTGCTTCTGAAGCTCCTCGGACTTGTTATCCGCCTTGAGCTTTGCGAGATCCTTGTCGCGGGCGGCAAGCTGCTTGGTAAGCTCATCGAGCTTTGTCTTGTTGGCTGCGACCTCGGCAGCGGGGACGAACTCCTTGCTCATTACCTCGCCTATCTGCTTGGTCTGGTCTGCGGTAAGCTCAATTCCGAGCTTCTGGAGAAGTACCTTTAACTTATCCATAAAAATCCTCCTTAAAAACAGGTAAAAAAATGTACCCTTAGTAAGGGTAGCATGACTATGTGGTATGTGTAGCTGCTGACGTACCGGGGCGGATCGCGCTGATTGCAGCGCTGGCGCTTTCGCGTTGCGTCCGCGATCATCGCCGCCTGCTTCGCTTTGCAGTATCGGTTGTTCTGGATCATGGGGACTCCTTTCGTAAAATGGGTATAAAATTGCACCCCCATTGCTGGGAGTGCATATCGTTATTTATGAAACAGGCTTATCAGCCTGCACCCATTGTTTCAGTTTTTCAACGTAGGCTTCGGCTGTGCCGTAGGTTTCCGGATTATAGGGAGGAGCTGCTTTGCCGAATTTGTTGTAGTATTGCATGACTAGCTTTCTGGTTTCTGTTTTGGAAATAACCTTTACGTCAGTTACCGGTAATACCATTTATATTCCTCCCAAGTTTTTTGGCTGTCATTGATATGTAAGTGTTATAAATGTCAGGAAGCGTTTCTTTTACAAAACCAAGAGCCTCTGTGTCGTTGAAACATTCAAGCGTAAACATGTTAGCAAAAATTTCTCTTTGCTTTTTACCCTGCCTATTCCAATAATCAGATTCATGCCCGGCTGCCAGAGGAATATGTCCTCCGGTCACTGCGCTCATAATATCCTGAAGAGGAGCATTTTGAGATAGGGTATCAGAGTTGTTGATTATTTCGGCAACAGATTTACGGTCTAATGTATCTTCATACTTTAAAATTGCTTCTGTAAATGCATGACGTTTATCTGATTTAAACATCTTGTTATCTATCCTATGAGCTATCTCATGGGTCAAACTCATATTTAAATCGTAGTTTTTGAGCTGAGGATTTGTTGGATTGAACACAAACGCATCAATATTTGAAGCATATCCCATTGTAATGTTTTCGTTGTCAGTTTCAAGATACTTAGCACCGTAGCTGTACTGCTTTAGTAACTTCATATGATTCCTAGGCACATCACTATTGAGAAACGTATCATATTCACGCCTTGCGGATTTCAAATCCAGCTTGCCATAAGAATAATGAGAAGCGAACAAATGTTCAGTTCCCATATAATTATACGAACTTTCAATGGAATTGTCAAGTTTAAGCTGCGCCTTTTCAAACTCCCGCTGTTTCCGCGTAACCGCCCCGGTCTTTCCCGCAAGCCTGCGGTCATACCCGGCGACGTAAGTCCGCTCATACTGCGTGTAGCTGTCAGCAGCCTTTGCGAAATCCTCGTAGATATCTTTCTGCCGCCGGAGCTTTATGCTCGCGGCGGTGAAACTCTCCTCGTCCCCGGCAGCGTCGGCGACAATGCAGCGGTCTTTCTGCTTTCGCATGGCACGCTCCATCTTCCGCATCTGCTGTGACGCCTCATAAGCGGTGTATTTCCGCCCCTCATAGGTGAACGGCGGTTGGTCTATGTTATGCAATTCCTCCTCGGTGTAGGTCGGCTCGGACACGCCGAGGATTATCGGGAATACATCATGGCGGCAGTTCGGCTCGCTGATGAGCGGCTTGATTATCCTCTCATACTGCTCCTGCGTGTACTGCCGCCCCTGATACACCGCATGGGTCGGTCGGGAGCCGGAGTGCGCCGACATCTCCCAGCCGTCCGCGCCGAGCTCCTCGCCGTTCTGCTCGGAGATACGGTGTGTGACGTGCGCCACGCTGGTAAGGAGAGCTCTGCGCACCGCGACCTCGATACGGTCGGAACGCCCGCTCTCATAGTCTATCGTGCGCACGCCGCTTGCCGCAAGCTTGTTGCAAGCCTGCCGGATCGCGGTCATGTAATCCGTCGCGCCGGTCGTAACTTTCATGTGCGCGGAATCCATTTCCCGGCGGTACATGTCCGTCATGGAAAGGTAGTACACGCGCCCGAGGAAGTCGTGGTCTGCAAATCCCAGCGTGTTGGTGAGATTTTCGCATTTTCCGGCGGTCTCCGCTATCTGTGTGGAAATGAGATTCTGGAGCTGTGCGTTTTCTTCCAGCGGAACAGCCGCGCCCTTATCAGCTCCGAGCATTTTCCGGTCGAACTCATCGGACTGCGCCGCAGCCTCACGGATAAGCCGGTTGATCTCCGCGGCGGAACTGCCGTTTATCTCGGCGATTTTCGCGGCTATTTCGTCCGTGGAAAGCCCAAGGCTCCGCGCTCGGTAAAGCTGATATTCCGCCGTGTCGGTTATCTGCGCGCCCTTTGCGATGCGCCGGGCTATGTCCCGCAGGATAAATTCGGAAAGCTGGTCGTAAAGATCGGTCAGCTCCTGCGGGAGGTTCTGAAGCTGTTCCGGAGTGAGCATTTACTCACCCCCAAAGGCTTCAGTCATAGGTGGGAGCATTTCGCGCGCCCTCTCCGTAGGAACGCCGAAGTACCACGCATTGAAGTCCTCAGCTTTGAGCAGTCCCGCCTGAACCATCTGGAAACGGCGGTTGAATTCTGTACCTGTGTCCTCAAACACGCTGTCGCCGAACTCTATTGCGCACTCGCCGTCCTCGCACTCTACGCCATAGAATCGCGCAAGCGTGACGATGATCTGACTGAGCGCCTGCAGCACCGGTCGCAGCTGCCGCTGAATCTGGCAGACCGTATTGTATGTAGTTCTGTCCTCGGAAAGCACCTGCGTTGCCGTAACAAGACCTTTCTGCGTATCGAACGAGAACGTCCCGGAGCTTACGCCTATCTGCGTTTCGTAGAACCGCAGTTCCTTGTTTATCTTGGCGCTGTGCTCCGTTTCGCGAATCTGCGGGGCGTAAGCCATGATCTGCTGCTCCATCGTGGAAGTACCGTCGCCGCTTATCCCGACAAAGTAATCATCGGGAATACCGCTGTTTTCCTTTAAAACGGTGCGGTCGGCGAATACCTTCGCGGACATCTTCCTGAATTCCGCGCAATACTCGGAATGTGCCTCGTCTATCTCGTGAAGCGTGCCGAGGGAGTTAGCGAAAATGCTTATCGGCAGTTCGCTGTCGAGGTCGATGTTGTTCGCGTAGGGCGTGCGGAATGTCGCTATCATCGGGATAGTCGAGGGAATCTGCCCCTCCGGAAGCAGAACCGCCCACTTCGGCACGGTCGCAAGTTCCACGTCGTGCTTTGTGCCGTAGATGTACGCCGTGTTCCGGACGGTATGCACGCCGTTCCGGAATATGTGATGTTCCCGGCGCTCGTAGATTTTTCCGTGGTACCGGATTCGCTCGAAAAATACGCCCTCGGTGATGTGCCCGTTCTCGTCCAGAGCCATAGGCAGGAAGTCACGGCTGGTGCCGGAATCGAAGAACATTTCGCCGGACTGCACGAAATACGGCTTTATTACCGTGTAGCCGCCTACAAGGGTCTGCTGCACTATCCTGTCGAGGTTCGGCATGAGATTCTTCTGGACATGCTTGTTCAGCTCCTCGTCCGCGATCTCGAACTTGATTTCCCCGGTGACGAGCTGCGCCAGATACGCGGTAGAAGTATAAGCCACCGGCAGCGGCTTGAAATTCTTGTGGGTCTGCGCAAACGGAAGCTGTCCCTGAAACGCGTCCCACCAGAGGGAAGTCGCGGAGCGCATGGTCGAGCTTACCGCTGAATCTGTAATATTAAAGTCGTCCACGTCCGTTCCTCCTTTCCCTTTAAATAAGCCTTTAAGCGCGTTTAAAACGTTCATTAATCTCTCCTTATGAGCCGCGGAATGTATCTTTCAAAGCTGTACTCGAACGCGTCCAGAGTATCAATATCCGAGGTGCCGTTGTCCAGACGGACGTCCTCGCCAACGACCTTGTCGTCATAAACCGCGCCCTGGAACGCGTCCCGCAGCGTTTCGCAATCCGAAGTGAGCAGGAATCTTTCGCCGCCCATAAGCATAGTAGTCGCGCGGATACGGTCGATTATCGGGCGCTTCATCGAGTTCTTCACGGTCAGGTCGAGCGGCTTTATGTATTCCCGCAAGCCGGAAATCAGCGTCTGCTCGGCGCTGTCGGCGTAGATGTCCTCAATCCTGCCAAAATCCCGCTGAATGTCCTCGCAGAATTCATAGATACGCTTGTATATCTGCTGCGGAGTCAGTCCGGTGGCGGGAACGCGCTCGCTCCGCAGGGCGACGAGCTTTTCGTAATTGTAGGTCATGCCGGTCGCGACCATAGCGTGAGCCGAGCCGTTGCCGCCCCAGTCCACGCCGACGTTTATCATGTCCAGACGTGGGAGCGGTTCCGGCGCGGCGAACGCGGGGATATTGTCCGAGAACACCCGGTAAATAGCGCCCGCCGCGACTACCCACTTTCCGAGAATGAACCGGTCGTAGAACACGCCGGTGTACTCCTTTTTCAGCGCGGAAACGTAGTCTGCGGGGAGCGTTGTGTTGTCGTCAATGCTGAAAAAGATGTTCAGCAGGTCGTCCACTAGCCCCTTGTTGTCGAGGTACTTTTTCTTGAGCCAGTGGGTCGGAGTGTCCGGGTTTGTGGTCGCGAACAGCTTTGCACCGGGCGCGGACAGACGTGACAGCAGCATTACGAAGAAATCCTCCGGGAACAGCGTAAGCTCGTCGCAGTAAGCGCCGCCCAGCGTGATTCCTCGGATCTTATTCTCGGAACGCGCGTCGTTCGCGCCCTCCAGCATTATCTTCCGTCCAAAAAGAACGCCCTCCTTTGCGGAGAGCGAGAATGTAAAATTTCTTTCGCCGATAAGCTCCTGAAGTGGCAGCAGGCAGTTGCGCTTCAGGGTCTGAAGCGATTTTGCTGTCATCATGTACAGATAATCCCGCGGGCGGGTAGCCACCCACAGCGCCCAGAGAATCAGCGATATCCATGTCTTGCCGGAACGCACCGAACCCTGCAGAACAGTCAGGCGGGGAAGCTTGTTCCGCTTGAACAGCCGCATGAGGTCGTTCTGCTTTTTCGTGAATGTGACTTTACCCATTTTTTAAAGCCTCCAGAATATCCGCCAGCGCGCCGTCAGCATTGCCCGAACCGCCGCCGTTTCGGCTGTAATCCTCGCCCTTTTTATTAATAAGGTAGAATTCAATAGCTGGCTGGGACGGCGGAATGTGGCGTTCCTTTGTTTCCACGGTCTTTACGCCGTTCACATATTTAATAGTGCGGTCGGTGACAGTGTAGCCGGTCGCCGCGCGCAGGAGCGCCTGCTCCACCTCGGCGGTCAGCAGCTCGCTATTCTGGGACAGGAGTTCGTTCAGACCGCCGCAGCGGGATTTTATCTCGGCTATCTTCTTAGCGCGCTTAGCCTCATTATTTGTGGACAAGTAAGCCTCCACAAGCTGCTGCACTGCGGAGGTCTGGTCTGTGCTATTTTTTTCGCGCTCGGCAATGGCAGCGCCGAGGGCTGCTATGCTCTTTTTCTTCCTGCTCATGCTGTCACCTCTTTCATATACGTTTAAATGCGCTTAATTTGCGTTTAAATTCGCGATTTGCCCAAGGGCGGGGAAACTATCCTCTGAAATGTGCACGGCGCTTACAGACGATTTCAGGCGGGCACTTTAAACACCCGCCCGAAATCATGATGATATAGCTTCGCCCTGTCCGTTCGGAACATGTTCCGCAGATATCAGGAGATATTCTTCGCAGTTCCGGAGCTTATCAACGGAACCGCAGGCTGACTTTCTATCTCGCAGCCGAGGATAACCTCGTAGTGCCTGCCGTAGATCGTAACGTCCGCCACAGCGCGTTTACCGCGCCGGTTAAATCGGATTATCTTATGCTGGAAGCGTTTCAGGAAGCCGTCCATGATGTGCAGCGCGCCGCCCGAAACGTAGCCGCGGCTTATTCCCAGCGCGTGACCGTCATTGCAGAGGAATCTGATATATTCCTCCTCGGTCTGGCTGAGCTGCGAGCGGCTGAGTATCCGCAGCGTTCCATAGCAGAACTTGACCGCCTGCCAGATGTCCGGGGTCAGCTCCGCGTCGAGGAACACATATCCGCTGAACAGCAGCACTTCGCGCTGTACCCACCTGCGGCGGTGGCGCTCCTGAACCAGTCGGCGTGGAGCATACGCCGTGATGTTCTTTTCGGCAAGCTGCCGGACGACCGCCATCTCCTTGCCGGACTGACAATATATAACGTACATTATTCCTCCTGCGATTTGCTGTTGATGAACTGCACCAGCGAGCGGTACAGTTCCGGATTCTCCTTTGCCATAGCGTCGAAAATATCCTCTTTAAAGCTTTCGAACGCCACATTTTTCAGGTTCGCCGTCTTGATATCCGTGGAATTTTTCAGGCTTACCGCCCTGATCAGCGCCGTTGCCTTTTCGATGAGCTTGAGCGGGTCGGCTTCTTTCAGCGCGATTTCGTCCATCTGCTGGACTGCCTGCAATACCTTGTGGGATATCAGCCGGGCGATTCCCTCGGTGGTGTCGAGCTGCGGGAACTTCTGCATTTCCTCGGTCAGAGCGCGCATGTTCTCGCTTGCAAGGCGAATCTCCTGAACGCTGGCGTTCAGCCCCTGCGCGTACCGGCAGACCGCCGCCTCGGACAGAGTGACGTTGGCAGTGTCCCGGACAAAATCGCAGACGTCCCGGTAGGTGTAATCTCCGAGGATCATCTGCTCGACCGCTTCCTTGATGTCAGACGGCAGCTTGTCTATCTTGCTGTGCTTACGTTTCATGGCTCACCGCCTTATGCACGGGTCGGAAATCTTGCCGTTCAGGAACGCAATGCCCTTTGCCGTAAGCTTGGCTTCAAGGCTGTGCAGTTCTGCGTCGGCGAGGTCGGCTACTTCATTGTGGAACTCCACGTCACGGAGCTTTATGTAGCCGCCCTCGTTCAGATAATTCACGCAGTCAGCTATCTCCGGAGCGCTCACATCGACCTCCAGACCGTATTCCAGCTCACGTATGCGGACGTATTTTGTCCGCAGCGTATTTATAGCCCGAAGCACCCGGGCGTTGTTGTCGCAGAATTTCTCGCGGTGTACTCTTTCCATGTCCATCTATATCACTCCCTTTTGAGATCGTCAATCTTTGTTTCGAGCCGCGTCATGGTGCGGATAAAATCGGAGTTTCGCACGGTGTTTTCCTTGAGGAAATCTATGTTGTTCTCGATTTTCTCAATGGATTTTTTCAGCTCGTTAAGCTCGGATTTGCTGGCGTACTTTTCGTCGGCGCTTTCAAGCTTGTCTTTGAGTTCATCAACATCGGAGCGGCTTGCGCGGCTGGCAAGCTTGTTTTTAAGCTCCTCTACATCGGAGTGGCTCGCACGGCTGTCCAGCTTATCAAAACTGCGCTTGAGGAAGAACGTTATCGCGCCCATGCCGACGGTAAGTATCATATTATAGATTGTGTCGAAATCCACGGTATCACCTCTTTAAAATGTTATTTTTGCTACGCATATTATACTATAAAAATGTATCTTTGTAAAAAGCGAAATCACAAAGCGAAACGACATAAAAAAACGGCTCACCGCGTTTGCGATGAGCCATAAATCACTTTGAAAGCCGTCTTACCTCCGACACCGGAAGCTCCAGTTCCCGGGCTATCTGCTCCGGAGTGTCGCCGTTCTGCCGCCTTGACCGGATATACGTAGAAATTTCCGGGGACGACACCAGCGATCGCGCTTTCGGTATCCAGATCTGTGAACCGCCGAATGTATCCACCAGCGCCTGGTAGTTTTCCAGCCCGATGATGTCCGCCACCTCCTGCTGGTCGGCGTTAAGGTGGCTCTTCTTTACCAGCATTGCAAGTCCCATGCTTATCACTCCTTTTCAGTTTATTCTGCTCTGAGCGGAGTATCCGCTTGAGCATTTCAATTATCTCCGACCCCTCCGCCCGGGTTACACGGCTGAAAATATCCCTGTCCGGGCGGATTTCTCTGCCGGTCACTTTGGATATTACACCCCTCAGCCGTTCCCGGGGCTTGATGTCCGACGGAGAAATCTCGGCTATCCGGTACATCAGCTTGAAGCACATATTCTGCTGTTCCTCTGTAATGAGTTCCGGCAGCGGCGCGACCTGCGAGCGGTATTCCTCCAGCCGCCTGATGATGAAATCCGCCTGCTGCTCGGTCAGTTCCGAGATGTGGTCTTTTAGGGAAAACTGCTTTATCCACAGGTGGAGGTTGTCGTCGTTCCCGGCGCTCCGGTCGAGCAGTCCGGCGGCAGCGCCGAGGGCATATATCCGCCGGATCTGTTCCTTGGTAGCCATCAGGTCACCGCGATCTTGGTGGAACTGTCCACCGCAACGCCGAGATTGATACAGCGGAGCAGCCGTGCTTCGTCTGCGCCGGACATCTCCGCAATGCCCCGGAACGTCTGCCAGACCGCCGCCTCGGCGTACAGGTAAGCGTAATCTCCGGCGTCCTGCTCCGAGAATCCGCCGATTTTCATGAGGTTGTCGCGGTCGGTCTCGAACTTCGCGCCCTTGAGTTTCTTTGCCAGCGCGGATTTCGCCTTATCTCCGCAGGGGAGCTGTGCAATTATCTCCTCCGGCGTTGACCTGGTGTAATTCCCGGTGAACATTCCGATGAGCATGCGCTCAATATCCTTGTTCTTCGGCTTGACCTCGGTTTTGACGGCTTCCTCAAAGATATCCGGAAACATCGCTCCCAGCGTTTCTTTAAGGTAATGCGGGTAAACTATCGTCAGAGCCTGCGCCTCGGTGTAGGTGACTGCCGCCTGAGAATCCGGGTCGGCGTACACGGTGGACTTGAACTTTGTGTCAACTACATCATCACCGCCGCGCTCCAGAAAATACGCTTCAAGCTCTTTCCGGCGGTCGTTGAGCTTTGCGATATCCGCCTTGATACGGCTCAGCTCCCGCACCTTGTCAACGATATCACTCATCTGCCGTTACCTCCTGATACAGCTTTGTGGCGCACAGCGGACAGCAGAATATACCTCCGAACTGCTTGACCTTTTCCGCGCCGCCGCAGAAACGGCAGGTATCAACATGTTTTGTGATGATGAGTTTCCCGTCAGCCGAGGCGGTAAGGTCGACCGCAGTTCCGGCGTCAAGGTCGAGGTGCGCCGCCATGTCGCGCGGGATAGTCAGTCCGCGGGACTTGGTAAGCTTTTTAAATTTAATTTCCATGCTGTTTTATCCTCCTTTAAATGATGTTTAAGTAGTGTCATCCACGCCGAGCAGCGCCATCATATCGTCGAACCCCTGACGCGCACCGTGTTTCCGGCGGGAAACTCCCCGGAACTCCACCGGAAAACACTTCTCAAGCACGCGGTCGTATATCCGCGCGTATCGCATGTCTGCGGGATTTTTCAGTTCTTCCAGCGTGAGATTCGTGGTGTAAATTACCGGCAGTCCCGCGCGATAGCGGCTGTCAACGATGTTGTAGACCTGCTCCAGAGCGTAATCCGTGGAGCGCTCCGCGCCCAGGTCGTCCAGAATAAGCAGGTCTATCGCCGACAGGCGGCTGCAAAGGTCGCTTATCCCGTTTTCAATAAGCTTGACGAGCGAGGTCATAACGACCGACACTCCCTGCGCCAATAGTTCGTTCGCAATGCACGCTGCCGTGTAGGTCTTGCCGGTACCCACGCCGCCGAACAGCAGCAGTCCGCGGTTGTCCTGCTTCATCTGCGGGAATTTTACGGCGTATCTGCGACATATCTCCACGCTGCGGGCGTTCTCGCCTGACTTGTCAGCAGTAGTGAACCGCACCGCCGACAGCGAGTTGTCCATAAGCGACAGCCGGCGAAGCTCGTTAGCACGCATGTTCGCCAGGATCGTTTCGCTGCGTTTCTTTTCTTCCTCTTTGGCGCGGGTCATGCATTCGCACCAGACCGGCACGATTATCTCCTCGCCGCTGACCTCAATGCGGCTGCGCTTAAAGCCGCCGCACTTTCCACAGCGGAGCAGACCGTCCTCGCCGATGTAGTCGCCCTCCAGCGGGGGATTGCTCTGCATGTGCACCGCTGCCAGCGATTTCACGAATGCCGCGCCGTTCACCTTATCCATAGTCGTCAAACGGATTGCCTGACATCGGCAGCGCTGACGGCGCGGGCGCGGGAACGCTGTCCGAATACTGCCCCTCGGCGACCTTTACGAGGTTGCCCGACTGCATTATCCAGTCGAAGCTTGCCCGCCAGCCGCGGGAGTTCCGCCCGCAGAGGAATGCGCTCTGAGCGGCTGTCCGGAACACCTGTTCAAGATCGTAGCCATCCTTCTGAGCCTTGATGATAGCGCGCTTGCGCTTGTCGGTCAGCCGCGTCGCCGGGGGAAGCTTCGTGCATATCCGGTTGAAGCTGTCCAGCACCGCCTTGTAGTCGTGCGCGGGCGGGTTCTTCAGATCTTTCAGGAACGCTTGAAGTTCTTTCCACTGCGAGGGGGTCAGCTCTATGTCCGTGGAACGGTCATTTTCGTAGTCGTAAAGCTTGAATTTCATGCAATCACTCTCCTTTCTGCCGGGTGTATCCGGCGTAATCCCTGCTCTGCGTTCGCACGGGCTTGCAACCGTTTCCGTTACCGGAAGCCGCATTAAGGCGGGGGACTTAGCCCCCAAAAAGGAATTATTCGACCAATTCTATCGATTGGTTGTTCTTTATAAGATGGGATTTCAGCCGGGAGAAACTCCCCCAATAAGGCAGGAAAACCGAGTATTGCGCTGATTTCATGATTTCTTCCCGGACTGATTTTCTCATCTTTTTGATTTTGGCTTTTTCAGTAATGATTTTTTAGACTCATAGTAGAAACGGCGGCGTATCTCGCAGTCATTCATCGACCATTCGGCTCTGATAAATCCGTTGACGTACACAACAAAGCCATACTTCATTTTGTCTACCAGCCCGGCAACGATGACAACCTTGTAGCCGTCAATTTCGAGTTCAGCTCTGCCGAAAGGCGGAACAAGTTTCTTTTCAACTTCTTTCCACTGCTCGTCAGTCATGACGTTCACCCCGTTCCACAAGGTAAGTAGCCCTCATATCCGCCAGATGAAGCATTACCGCCAGAGGATACTTCTCATAAGCGGCATTCAGTCCCCGGTCGCCGCCCCGGAACGCGTTGTCGAACGCTCCCATGTGCCAGCGGATAGCTGCGGCTTCCTCGTCCGACAGCTTGATGAACTTGCTTGCAAGGTACAGCGATTTTTCACCGTGACCGAGTGGCAGCTCGTCCTCAAAAACATAGATCTGCTTCTCGACCCACCCGCCGTACTCCTTGACGTTCCGCTTTTCCGTGCGGTAGCAGTTCGCCTTGCAGATGTCGTGCAGCAGCGCAACGATGATGATAGTTTCAGACGGATAAACCTTGCTGTTCGGGTCGAGATTGAGTTCAGCGCAAACATTTATGCTGTGCATAAGCAGTCCGCTCTCGAATGCCCCGTGATATTTTGCGCTTGCCGGGGCAGTAAAGAAGTCTGTCTCCTCCTGAAGATAGCGGATAAGCTCCTCAATACCGTCCCTGTTCGTCGTGCGAAGCAACTCTACAAAATCGTCCGCTAACTTTTTATGTGCTTCCTTGTCCATAAAAATCCTCCTTATATTTTTCCTTGCTCTGCGTTATCGGGCTTGCAACCGTTCCGTATGGAGCCGCATTAAGGCGGGGGACTAAGCCCCCAAAAATATCAATTCTCAAGAAATCTCTGCACCTCGGACTGCCGTTCCGCCCGTCCGATCCGAATGCCCTTGCACACTCCCTCATGATACGAACGAAGATTTACGGATTTCTCCATGTGCTTGTAGCATGAGAAGTACCCAAGCAGAGCCGCGCCGACAAAGGCTACAAGCAGGAATATCAGCGCCAGGAATCGGCAGGGGAGCAGTCCCAGTGAAAGCGCGTTAGCGAGCGCCATCAGCTCAACGCCGCCGAGGAACGCAAGCATATATTCGATTTTCATTTCAGTAATTCCTTTCTTATCCGCTTGATGTTGCCGCTTATCTTGTGTTCCAGCACCAGCTCGTCCGGGGTGTCCTTGCAGACGAGCCAGTTTTCCGGATTCAGCCTGATGGAAGCAATGCTCTGCTTCTGGCGGCGGGTGGGATTCTTTCCGTGCTTCATGCCCGCACCGCCTTTTCCGCGCCCTTGAGGTCAAGGTGCATCATCTTCGCCATGCGGACTATCCCGTTAAAGTCGTAGTCGCCGGAGTCAAAGGCGTTCCCGAACAGCCGGACTGCTCCACGTATTCCCTCGGCGGTCTGGGCTACCTTGTAGAGGAGCGTCAGCTCCTGCTCCCTGCCTTCAAGCACCGGGAACAGCATTTTGATATCCTCGGGCTGAACGTCCCCGGTGCTTATCTGCTGCCGCTGCCATGCGCGGTTCGCGACCTGACGGTACTGCTCCCGGGACTTGCCCTCGATTTTCTCCCGTATCCCCTGATTCCCGACCAGAACAACGCCGAGGGTCTGGCGGCGCTCTGCGAAGAAGTCTGCAAATGAACGCAGCGTTTCGATACTGCCGTAGGTCAGAAGCTGCGCTTCGTCCACTGCAACGACCATTCCGTCGTGTAGCTTCGCCGCAATGCTCATCCACAGGTCGTCCCGGGACTGTGTGACCGGAACTCCCAGGTTCAGAGCCAGCAGTTTCAGCACTGCCTTTGTGCTCTTGGTGCAGGGATTTATCGTTATCATCACGCTGTCGTGTGGGTGATCCTCTATGTACTTGTGGAGCGCCTTCGTCTTGCCGACTCCCGCGTCCCCGGTCACGAACGCGAACCCGCCCTTGAGCTGTGTGTTCCGCACTGTCTTGTAAACCAGTGTAGAAATCGAGGTCGGCGCGTATTCTACCTCGCTGTAAGTCTCGGAAGCCGCCGCCTTATTCTCAAAATAGGCGTATATCTTCTCGAACTGGTTGTCCCAGTTCCCTGCGTAGTACCCCTTGCGTATCTGCGACAGCGCCGAGCCGGTTATTCCTATGCGCTCGCAGAGCTTCGCTTCGGAGATTCCAAGCTCCGCGGCGGTTGCCGTTATCTTTTCAAGAGCCTCGCGCTGCTTCGGCGTAAGCTCCCTTATCACTTTCTGTTCTGCCATGATGTCAGTCCTTTCTGCGGCTCGCCGCCGCTGCGTTTAACTTATCCAGGATATCAATATTGACGGAGATCTCGCTGATATCCCCAAGCGCCGGGGATTTCTCCAGTTTCTCTTCGGAGAATACCGGAACGAATTTCGCAGGTTTCTTGAATACCATGTCCTTGCCGCCCTCGACCGAGTTTCTGACCATAGCGGCGAAGATGTCGATACGCTTGTCGGCGTCCACGCTGTCGAGGATCCCGCGACCGTATTCCCGGACGAGCTTCTTGCTCTCGGCGATCTGCTTCTCGGCGGTGGCGATATCTTCGCGGTGGTTGGTAAGGTAGTCAACGAGGAGGTCGTCGTCCAGATCCCACGTCCAGAGGTACTTGTCCGTAGCCATGTCATACACGCGCACGCTGCGGAGATCCGCCGGATCGTAGCGGACGTACACCTTTTCACCTATGTGGAGGACGGTGTCCGCGCCGCGGTACCACAGCTTTTCTCCGGCGAAGTTGATGTACACGCCGTTGCGGTTGACTGCCTGCGGCTTGCTGACGCGTTTGAGCAGCATTGAGAGGTTAGCTTCGTCCGCTGTGCGGAATACGGTGTCCTGTATGCTGCTGTTCCAAACCTCAAAACGCCTCATGCCCTTGTAGCGGCGCTCCTTGCCGCCGTAGGGAGCGGCGTTGAAACAGCCGTCGATGTAGGAATCCAGCGCTATCCGTATCTGTTCTTCCTCTGGAATAATTCCGTGCTTCAGCTTGTATTTCAGGCTTTCCGGGCGTTCCAGAATCGTGCCGCCGCAGAACGTGGGAATACAGCGTGAAAACTGATTCTTGAAAGTGCAGAACGTGCGCTCGATGGGCTTCGCCTTTGCGTTCCGGACGATAGCGTTGTGCATTTCGATTCCGAGGAACTGCAAGATGTTCGGCGGCAGAGGATCCTTGTTCCAGTCTTTCCGGCGGCGGTGTCCGCGTCCACCGATATCCGATACAAGGAACTCGGAACCGTTGTCGAAGTAGACTGCTTTCGGAACTCCACACCTCAGTATTCCATGCCGGAGCGCCAGTAGCGTGCTGTCGCCGGAGGGCGCGTATGTGAGGTTCCAGCCCATCATAGCGCCGGACTTGGCGTCCAGGAACGCTGTGAGGTACAGGCGGCGAACCTTGCCGTCCTTTCCTGCGGTGAAGAAATCGAAAGTGTGGTTATCTGCTATCCAGACATCGTTTGCGTGGAGGTCGTCGTAAAGTCGCTCGACATACGGCAGGCACTTGTCTGAGAACGCCTTGTCGCCGTTGCGGAAGTACATTCGCACCGCATACGGTATATCTTCGGCTCTGCGGCGAAACGTGCGCTCTGACGGCATATCCGGCAGGCTTTCCGGGTAATGTTCCTGCACCCAGTCCCTGGTGAACTTGTAGCAGCTCGTTATCGGAAGGCACTGCTGATCGAGGTAGAACCGGCTGAACGCGTTCAGCATGAACTCCGGAATGACGGTCGTTCCCTTGTTGCTGCCGCCCCTCTTGTCGATAAGCCCGGAAATGTCCGAGTTCCGGTAAGCCTTGAGCCTGCGGTAGAGGATATCAGTGCTTATCTCCAGGTCAGGGTATTTCAGCCGCGCTGCCTGAACGTACATCTCGTCGATCTCGCCCTTGCTGTACTGCTCGTAGCTGTCCCGGATAGTGAGCCAGTCCTTGATGATTCCTGTCCAGAGATACAGCTCGCTGCGCTGCTTATCCGTAAGATCGTCCAGAGTAAGGCGGTTTTCAGCTGGCTTTAATGGGGCTTTAACAGCCTTTTTAATCGGTTCCAAGCCGAGCGAGCGGCGCTGCTGATTTTCCCATTTGAGTTGTAAATCCTGCGGCAGTGCTGTCAGGGGAATTATGTATTCGGTGCGGTTGTTCGCAGCGTTGTCTTTTGTTTCGCCCATGAGCTTGCCATTCTGGACAAGCTGCTGAACGTAGCGTAAGCTACACCCCTTTATCTCCGCGACCTCTGCCGTTGATAGGTAAGTCAAAGTGATCTCTCCTTTCTGTAAGAATTTTACTTGACAAAAGCGTAATGCTCTGATATACTTTAGACGGAGCCTTGCGGTCAGCAGAAACGATATTCCGTGCAAAGAGTAGTTGTTTCTGCCGAGGCTCTATTTTTATGCTCCGACCTGCCATCATCAGCGCAGGGCGGTCATTCCCTGCGGACAAGCAGGCACATTCCGTGCTTGCTTGTTTCGGCTGTTTGTGGTATAATTTTGTCGAGGGGGTGAATACTGTGGAGCTAAAAGAAAACAATACATATCGGATTATGCTCAAAGCGCAGGAAGCGGCTGGGAAAAGCGTCAAGGCATTTAAAGACAGGCATTTGAATGACGTTCCTCCAGAACTCATTCAGCAGGTTTATACTGTTTCTCTGGTCGAAAATGCGATTCTTGAATATAACGCCTGCGTGACTGCTGCGTTAAAGGAACGGGGTATCGACATCCCAGATATCTTGGAGGATCTTCGTTGAGCACTTTTCCCATATTGACTGTGCTGTATACCTTATAGGAAAACCACAGCCAAAAGCTTTAGTTAAAGCGTCAATATTATCTGCTGATGATAAGACCTTGGAAAACTTCTCTGCGCAAACCTCAGAGTTGTTTTCAATAATTTCTGTTACATGAGTGACTATCTTATTTATCTTCTGCTCCGCAGGCGAACACGGCGGAGCATTTTTCTTGCCAATTAACTTTTCGTGTTCTGCAACCATGTCCTCAACCAAAGCGGCAGCAAAATTGATAGCTGTTCTGGCTTGTTCCAAATGGCTCTTGAAATTTTCGATACGCTTCTGTGCCTCGTCCTCAATCATGGTAATCGGTGCGTTATCCTCGAACCACGGGAATGCCTTCATGCAGAAATCCCACTCGGCGTCCTCCTTGTTCGGCAGGTACTTGCCGTCGTACACATCGTTGCCGTTCTCGGCGGTATGCCAGACAACGTAGGGGTCAGGGGCGGTCTCGGAATGAGCAAGAACCATTCCGTTAGCTACCATCAGCACGGTGTAGCCCTTAATAATGTCGTTGTTTCTTATCATGGTGTACTCCTTTCAGTCCACGAAAGTGTTGCGTTCGAAGTCGAATACTCCGAAATACTCGTCGTTCAGGTAAACGTTCGCCCTGCTCTGGGTGGGACAGGTGATCTGAAGTTCGCGGATCCGGCGGTAGCCCAGCTTCTCCAGAGCGGCGGTCACTGCTGCGGTCATTTTGTTCATGCTCATATACTAGTTTCTCCTTTCCTCAATCACCAAGCAGGTCATAAATGATGTGTCTGATAAGTGCTTCGCCACTATCTTCTGATACATCAATGTAACTTGTAAAATCCCTACCGAAATGCTCGCTGTAGTAGCTGGAAGCAACTTCTCCGGTTTCGGGATTGTAGTCAATGCTTTTGAGCTTGATCTGCTGACCAACCTCGGTGAGCTGGAGCAGTTCGCACATCTTTTCGCAGATGAGCTTTTTGTTTACGGTCATGAAACAGCCCTCCCTATCATTTCGTCTACCGAGCAGTGGAAGAAATCTGCGGCAGCGACTACGATTTTGAGCGACGGAACTTTGTATCCGCTCTCAAAGCTCGCTATATTCTGCTGTGTCGTGCCGATTCGCTCGGCAACTTCCGCCTGCGTAAGACCTTTTTCTTCACGCTTACGCTTTAAAATATTGCTAAACACCATTTTAAAACCTCCTTAATGTTGATTTTTTAGCCACGTTGTGGTAAAATGTATTCGGGGCATTATGCCCTTGCATACCCCTGCCGGGGTACAAGTATATTATAGTGCAATTTAATTCAACTGTCAAGGCACAAAGTACAATTTCTTTGCACTTTTATATTTTTCATAAATTAAAGGAGTGCTTTTTGTGGATTATGTAACATTTGATAAGCTGTGCAAGGAAAACGGAACAACGGCAACCGCAATCGCATTAAAGCTAGGATTGAGCAAGGGTAATACTAGCTCATGGAAAAAAGGCGGCAATCCAAGCGCAGATATTTTAATAAAAATTGCAGATGAATTAAATTGCACCGTGGATGTTTTATTAGGTCGGAACAATCCAAAACCAGCTTTAAATAGAGATGAAGCGTCATTAATTGAGAACTTCAAAAAATTAAGCGATAAAGACAAGGGAAAAGTACTAGAGCGTGCTGAAATTCTTGCGGAGCTTGCCGCCGAACATGCTGCTGAACAGGAAAAAGAGAATAAAACTGAGCAGAACGATGTTATAGATAAATGCTTGCCCTTAAACGGTACTTGTGACAAAACATACTACAGCAATGCGGCTTGCGCTGGAACAGGATTATACCTTGACGAAGCAAGCGCTGAAACAATAACCGTCCGCAGCACTCCGGGAGCACTAGCCGCTGACTTTGCTATTCCTATTTCCGGCGATAGTATGGAAGACGAATTTCACAGCGGCGATATAGTCCTAGTAGAATCCTGCCCGTGCGTTCGCAAAGGAGAGGTAGGTATTTTCCTAATTGACGGGAATGTCTGCATTAAAGAATACGGCGGAAGATTTTTGATTTCTTACAACAAAAAGTACAAGCCGATTGATCTCAGCAAGCACGAAACTGTAGTTTGCTTTGGAAAAGTAATAGGCATTGCCGATGTAGTTTCTAAAACACATTTTTAA